TACAAAGTTATGGCGTGAGACATTTACCAAAGATAAATATTTATTTGGATATGATGACTTCGTATGTGGTCCAGTTATCTACATAAAGAAACAAGCCCTCAAGCGTTGGGCAGCTTAGTTCTGTTAATCTGGTACCTCAATAGAGGTACCAGGCCTCTTCCAAAATTTGAAATTTTTAAATAAACATATATACTGTCAAGCAAAAAGGGGTCCCGAGGGTGCGACATTTTGCCAAGTTTTGGATATTCAAAGCCGTAAAATACTTTTTGGGATTTAAAAACACATATGAAAAAATTTTTTAGAAAATTTTTTGGAATGCATTTATGGATATAGATAAGTTAAAAAAGTTTGATAAATTACCACCTGATGTAAAAAGACAATTAGCTATTTATATGTCTAAGTGGAAAGAAAAGAAAAAACAAACCACAATTAGAGATGACTTCATGGCTTTTGTTAAACATGTTTGGCCAGATTTTGTGGAAGGTGCTCATCATAAAAGAGTTGCTAAAAAATTTAATGATATAGCAAATGGAAAAATTAAACGTGTTATTATCAACATGGCACCTAGACATACTAAGTCTGAGTTTGCATCTTACTTATTACCTGCATGGATGGTTGGTAGAAATCCTAAATTAAAAATTATTCAATCTACTAACACTACAGAATTATCTGTAAGGTTCGGACGTAAAGCAAAACAACTTATGGATTCACCTGAGTACAAAGAAGTATTTCAAACAAGACTAAAAGAAGATTCCCAAGCTGCAGGTAAATGGGAAACACAACAAGGTGGAGAATATTATGCTGCTGGTGTTGGATCTGCAATTACTGGACGGGGTGCCGATTTATTAATTATTGACGACCCACACACTGAACAAGATGCAATGAATGCACAAGCATTAGATAGAACTTATGAATGGTATACATCAGGTCCACGTCAACGTCTTCAGCCTGGTGGAACGATTGTTATCGTTATGACTCGTTGGAACGAAAAAGATTTAACAGGAAGATTAATTCATGCACAAAAAGAACCTAAAGCTGATCAATGGGAAGTAATTCAGTTTCCTGCAATCATGCCTTCAGGAAAACCCCTGTGGCCTGAATACTGGAACATAAAAGATTTACAAGCAGTCAAAGCCTCGATCCCTGGTTCAAAGTGGAATGCACAATATATGCAAAACCCAACTTCTGAAGAAGGAGCTCTTTTGAAAAGAGAATGGTGGCAAAAATGGGAAGGGGATCTTCCTCCATTGGAACACGTCATTCAATCTTATGATACTGCATTTATGAAAAAACAAACCGCTGACTTTTCTGCAATTACTACCTGGGGCGTGTTTCATCCTAGTGAAGACTCTGGTGCCTGTCTCCTGTTGCTTGATGCAATTAAAGGTCGATATGAGTTTCCAGAATTAAGAAGAGTGGCTCTAGATCAATATGGTTATTGGCAACCTGAAACAGTTATTATTGAATCTAAAGCTTCAGGATTGCCTTTGACTTATGAACTAAGAAAAATGGGTATTCCAGTTTTAAACTTTACACCAAGTAAAGGAAATGATAAACATACTAGAGTTAACAGTGTTTCTCCTCTGTTTGAATCAGGGAGAATATGGGCGCCCACGGAAATGGAGTTTGCACAAGACGTTATTGAAGAATGTGCTGCGTTTCCTTTTGGAGATCATGATGACTTGGTGGATAGTACCACTCAAGCAATTATGCGTTTTAGACAAGGAGGTTTAATAGGACATCCTGAAGATTATCAAGATGAACCTTTACAGAGACCTCAAAAGGTGTATTATTAAATGATGAGAGAAAATTACGCAATTGGTTCAGATGATGACATGCCACCTGAAATAGAGGACATGCCTACTGATGAATATTTAGAGTTATTAAAACAACTAGGTGCACCTGTTGAGAATCAGGCATCAGGCATCAGGAGTCTTGAGAAAAAAACAGCATCAATGGATGCTAATGAAAAAGAATTCATGAGACTCGTAGATGAGTTTATGGAAGATGGTTTTAGTCTACAAGAAGCAATTGAAGAAGCTAAAAGAGAATTAGAAGAAAAATCTGTAAGAAGAAAAGCTCCATCAATTAAATTAGCAGAATATGAACCAGGTAATTATGATCCATTGATCGTTGATGAGTATGAAAAATATAAATATGATGCTGAAGAACAAGGTCAACCTGTTATGTCGATTGATGAGTTTTTAAGAATGGCAAGAAGTCAAGCTATGGGTGGTGGCATTATGAGAACTAATTTTAATGCAGGCTCTGCAGAAATTTATGAACCTGAGAGATTAGAACGACAAGCAGAAATTAGAGAAGAAAAAGCAACAGATATTCCAAGCAGACGAAAAGCAAAAGATTTAGATTTAGATATAATGAAAATCAAAGAGCTAATTAAAAAAGCAAAAGAAGAAGAACAAAAAAGAGCTAAGGGCGGTATTGCAGGAGTACTGTAATGCCTGATCAAGTCCCACCTAAAAAACCAAAAAACTATTCTAAAATTTTAGACATGTTAAATACATCAGACATGGCTAAAGCATTAACGCCAAAAACATATATTAATTTAGTAGGTGAATATTCTAAGAAAGCTTTAGACAACGGAGAAATCTCTAAAGAAAAATATATGAGTATTATTCGACCTTTATTTGGTGATGTAGGAATTATGGCTTCTAAAAAGATTGAGGCTTATCAAAAAGATTTAGAGCGATATGCAACAGGAGGCAGAGTTAATTTTAAAGACGGTTCTAACTATTGGTCAATGGTCACACGTAAATTTATTGAAGCAGGAGGAGAGAAAAAAACTGGAATGAACATTAATCAATTTGCAGCAGAATACTTTCCTAAAATGAATAATGACTAAACGATTAACTAAGACAGTTCCACCTAAATCGGGGCCAACCAGTCAGGGCTTGAATATTAATTATAATACTGTTAAAAGTATCAAACTTACGGAGAAAATAAATGGCAGACGACAATATGGACAAGGCTTTACCAAACGAGCCTAGAAAAGAAATTACACTTCCTGGTCAAGAAGAAATTCAAGAAACTTTAGTAGAAGAAGTTCAAGAAGAATTACAAAAACCTGGAGATGTAGAAACAACCGAATTAGAAGATGGATCAGTTGAAATCAACTTTGATCCTAGTGCCGTTTCTCCTGAAGGTGGAGATGACCACTACGCTAACTTAGCAGAATTTTTACCTGAAAATGTTTTAGCTTTATTGGGTTCAGACTTGAACCAAAAATACATGGACTATTCTTCCTCAAGAAAAGATTGGGAGAAAACATATACTCAAGGTTTAGATTTATTAGGTTTTAAATACGATCAAAGAACAGAACCGTTTCAAGGAGCTTCAGGCGCAACGCATCCAGTTTTAGCAGAAGCAGTCACACAATTTCAAGCTTTAGCCTATAAAGAATTACTTCCAGCGGATGGTCCTGTTAGAACTCAAATTCTTGGAATTCAAACTCCAGAAAAAGTTCAACAAGCTAGTCGTGTAAAAGATTTTATGAATTATCAAATTATGGATCAGATGAAAGAATATGAACCAGAATTTGATTCTATGTTATTTCACTTACCACTCGCAGGTTCTACTTTTAAAAAAGTATACTACGATGAAGTGGAAGGACGAGCGGTATCAAAGTTCGTTCCTGCAGATGATTTAATTGTTCCGTATACAGCTACCTCATTAGATGATGCGGAAGCAATTATTCATCGTGTAAAAATTTCTGAAAACGAATTAAGAAAACAACAAGTCGCAGGTTTTTATAGAGACATTGAATTAGCTAAACCTGAAAACAAAGAAAGCGACGTTGAGAAAAAAGAACGAGAGTTAGAAGGTATTTCTAAATCAAGAAATGAAGATGTATATACTTTATTAGAATGTCATGTGAATTTAGATCTTGAAGGTTTTGAAGATGCAAATTCAGAGACTGGTGAGCCGTCAGGAATTAAACTTCCATATATTGTAACCCTAGAAGATGGATCACGTGAGATTCTTTCCATTAGAAGAAATTATGAAATAGGAGATCCAAAGAAAAATAAAATACAATACTTTGTACATTTCAAATTCTTACCTGGTTTAGGTTTCTATGGTTTTGGTTTAATTCATATGATTGGTGGTTTATCAAGAACTGCTACATCTGCATTAAGACAATTACTCGATGCTGGAACCTTATCTAATTTACCTGCTGGATTTAAAATGCGTGGTATTAGAATTAGAGATGATGCACAGTCTATTCAACCTGGAGAGTTCAGAGATGTAGATGCTCCTGGTGGTAATTTAAGAGATTCATTTATGATGCTTCCGTTTAAAGAACCGAGTCAAACATTACTTTCATTAATGGGAGTAGTAGTTTCAGCAGGTCAAAGATTTGCATCAATTGCAGATTTACAAGTTGGTGATGGCAATCAACAAGCTGCAGTTGGAACAACAGTTGCATTATTAGAACGTGGTTCAAGAACCATGTCGGCAATTCACAAAAGAATTTACTCAGCTCTTAAGAATGAATTCAAACTTATGGCTAGAGTATTCAAGTTATATCTACCACAGGAATATCCATATGATGTCGTTGGGGGTCAAAGAGTGATTAAACAATCAGACTTTGATGATCGCGTAGATATATTGCCAGTTGCTGACCCTAACATTTTCTCACAGACACAGCGTATTTCACTTGCGCAAACGGAACTCCAACTGGCAACCTCAAATCCACAAATGCACAACATGTATCAAACATACAGAAATATGTATGAAGCATTGGGTGTAAAAAATATTGATGCTATTTTAATTAAACCAATGCCGCCTACACCAAAAGATCCAGCGTTAGAACATATTGATGCTCTAGGTGGTCGACCTTTCCAAGCATTTCCTGGACAAGATCATAGAGCTCACATGACCGCGCATTTAAATTTCATGGCAACGAATATGGCTAGAAATAATCCAATGGTAATGGCTTCATTAGAAAAAAATATTTTTGAACACATTAGTTTAATGGCTCAAGAACAAGTTGAATTAGAATTTAGAGATGAGTTAATTCAATTACAGCAGTTAACACAAATGGCTCAACAAAATCCTCAGCTGCAACAACAAGTTATGATGTTACAACAGAAGATTGAATCTAGAAAAGCTATTCTAATTGCTGAGATGATGGAAGAATTTATGAATGAAGAGAAAAAATTAACTTCACAATTTGACAATGATCCGATTGCTAAGTTAAGAGCAAGAGAATTAGACCTTCGAGCACAAGAAAATGCTAGAAAAGAACGTGAAGGTAAGGAGAGAATGGATCTTGATAAGATGAAAGCTATGATGAACCAAGCAAATCAAGATGAAAAACTTGAACAGAACGAAGAATTGGCAAAATTAAGAGCTGATACTTCAATTGAAAAGACTGTTTTAAGTAAAACTCTTCCAAATGCAAATCAAATGATGCCAAATATATCAATTATGAGAAGTGGAAACGACTAACATGAGAAAAAAAATGACAAAATCAGAAAAAAAGGTTAAAAAGGTCATGAGGGAATTCAAAAGAGGTGAATTACCTATTGGTCAGTCAAAGAAAAAAGTAAAATCGCGTAAACAAGCGATCGCAATTGCTTTATCAGAGGCTGGAAAATCAAAAACAAGGAGTTAAAATGGAAAAACTAGATAAAATAGTAGAGATCAGTTCAGAATCAGAAATGAAAACTGAAATTGACCCAAGATCAAAGACATCTGCTAACAGAGCTTACAATGCAATCGCAGTTCCTGAAGAAGTTGAAGTAAGAGGAACTAAAAGAATGCTAAAAGAGAAATCTAAAAAAGCTAAGTGGATCTAACATCATGTTTCCGTGGAGTCTTATAGGCACGGCGTTTAAAACAGGTGCTGAAATTTATAAGAATAAGAAAAAATCTGAAATTATAATGTCAGAGGCACGAATCGTGCATGCTGAAAAGATGAAGCGCGGAGAAATTGAGTACAGTGGACAAATTGCTCAAAATCAAAAAGGCGACTGGAAGGACGAATTTGTACTTTTAGTATTGACATCTCCACTGGCTATTTTATTTTATTCCGTATTTGCTGAAGACGAAGAGATACAAACTAAACTAGATTTATATTTTCAAAAGCTTCAGGAAATGCCCTGGTGGATAGTTTCACTTTGGGTAAGTGTCGTTGCAGCGATTTATGGAATCAAAGCAACAGATTTAATTAAAACTAATGGGAGTAAAAAATAATGAGAAACTATTATAATTTAGGTGGACCAACTTTAAAAGGTGGTCAGAAAAAACTTGATGCAGATGGTGATGGTAAAATTACAGGAAAAGATTTTGCTATGCTAAGAGGTAAGAAAAAAGATAACAAAAAGAAAAAACCATCACCTATGATGTTAGCTATAAGAGACAAAAGAAATATGGGTGCTTCTAAAGCATTAGAAAAAGATCAACTTAAAAAACGAGAAGAAAAGTTTAGTGAAGAAACAAAAAAATTTCAAAAAAGAGCTAAAGAGGCTAAAGAAACTCCAGGAACACCTGATGATGGGTATAAAATAGATTACTCTAATATACCACGTAAACCTAATTTAAAGTTTAAATAAGGAGAAATATAATGGCTGATCCAATTAAAGAATATAAATCTGAAAAAAATAAAGATAAAATTGAATTAGCTAAAAAAATAGCTAAGAGAAAAAAAACATCACCAAGCGATACACTTCAAACTATTAAAATACAAGAACGATTTGATAAAGATCCAGTATCTAGAAAAACAGATTTAATAGGTGATGATAGACTCACTACAGATTTTGCAAAAGGTGGATTGGTAAGATCAGGTAAACCAAAAATAGCTAAAAAAGGTTGGAAGTAATGGCAAAACTTTGTGCAAAAGGAAAAGCGGCAGCAAAAAGAAAATTTAAAGTGTATCCTTCTGCATATGCTAACATGTATGGTTCCGCAGTTTGTTCTGGTAAAATAAAACCAGGCGGCAGAAAAAAAGCTGCGAACGGTGGTTTAATGGCTGGCATGGCTAGAAAAAAGAGATTAAGTTGTGCGTAGAAATTTTGCAGAAGGTGGTTTAAGAAAATGGGTAGCGGAAAAATGGGTAGACATCGGAGCACCGAAGAAGGACGGGAAGTATCAACCGTGCGGGAGACAGAAGGGAAGCAAAAGGAAGTATCCAAAATGCGTCCCACTTGCAAAAGCCACAGCGATGACAAAGTCGCAAAAGGCGAGTGCTGTCAGACGAAAGCGCCAAGCCCAGAACACTGGCCCTAAGCCAACTAACGTAAAAACATTTGGGAGAAAATAATGTTTAGAAAACAATTTGCATCAGGAAGTAAATCACCAGCATGGCAAAGAAAAGAAGGAAAATCTGAGTCAGGTGGATTAAATAGAAAAGGTGTTGCATCTTATAGAGCAGCGAATCCAGGATCAAAATTAAAAACTGCAGTTACTACTAAACCATCAAAATTAAAAGCAGGATCTAAAGCTGCAAAACGTAGAAAGAGCTTCTGCGCGAGAATGTCTGGAATGAAGAAAAGATTGACTTCAGCTAAGACAGCAAATGATCCAAATTCAAGAATCAATAAATCACTTAGAAAGTGGAACTGCTAATGGCTGGAATAACAGATTTAATAGATGTTTTTAGAGGCGAAACTATTAATTTAAATCCTTTTAAAAAAAGATCTTCCACCAATATGAATCCAGGTGGAAAAATAAAAGTAGGTAAGTATGCTACAACTTCTGCAGATGAAGCAATGAACTATGCTTCTAAAAAATTTCCTAATAAAATAATGACAACAAAAGTTAGTCCTAGAGAGTTTAAAATAGGTCAAAGAGTATTTAATGAAGTTACATCAGATTTTTCGGATAGACCAAACATAATAAAAAAAGTTGCTAATAAAGTTAAAGATTTTACAAGAGATAGGAGTGGTCAATTAGGTTATAATATTTTATCTAAAAAAAATAAAGGTAAATTAGAAGTAGATGTTTTAAAAACTTTGGTGTCTAATGCAAAAGCTTTAACTCCATTAGCAATGAAAGGATTAACATTTTTATCTAGTCTGCCTGCTGCAACAGTAACTATGTTTTTACAATCTACTCCAGCTAATTCTGATGAGATAAATATGAAACTAGAAGATTTTGCAAAATTAAATGAGGGTAGTACTAATATAGATAAGGCTATTTATAATGATTAAAAATTTTAAAGACATAGTTATATTATTAATAACAAGTGGTGTTTTAATTTTATTAGGTATCATTATTATTGGAGACTATTGGGTAGCTGTTAAAGAAGATAGACCTATAGATGACAGCATAATAGTACTTATGAAAATGTCAGTTACAGGTTTAATTGGAGTTATTGGCGGTTACATTGGTGGTAGTAAATGATAGATAGATTTATGTACAAAGTTTTAGGTAAACTTGACTTTCTATTTGATAACATTATACCTAGTTGTTATGAGAGACTCAAAAAAATTAGAATCTTTTCTAGAACAAAAACAAAAAGAAAATAAAGAAAAAGATTTGTTTCGAAATCTTAAAAAAGAAGTTGAGACAGGTGCGAATGGAACACAAGAGTATATAATTAAAAAAGGTATAAACAAAGGAAAGAAAGCAAATGTTAAATGAAGAACTAACTATAATAAATAAAATCCAAAAATACTTAAAAGAAAACTATCAAAATATTGGGGATGCCATGATTGCTGGAGGCATTGACAATATGGAAAAATACAAGTATATGATGGGACAGGCACATGCCTATTTAAAAATATCACAGGAAATCTCTAACCTGCTAGAACCAAAGGAGCCAAAAAATGATACTGAAAGAGAAAGCAACGTCGTCGACTTCGGACAAACCCGAGATTAAAACAGCACTATTAGATAAATACGAAGATATCCACAAAGAAGAAGTTGATGGATATGAACGTTTAAAAACAAAAGAATCGGACAAATTACCTAGACCCACTGGATGGAGATTAGTTGTACTTCCTTTTAAGATGAAGGAAAAAACTAAAGGTGGATTATATCTTGGACAAGAAACACTTGAGAGACAACAAGTAGGATCTACTTGTGGTTTAGTTCTTGCAATGGGTCCACATTGTTATGACAAAGAAAAATTTCCTGAAGGTCCTTGGTGTAAAAAAGGCGACTGGATAATTTTTGCAAGATATGCTGGATCAAGAATCCAGATCGATGGCGGGGAAGTAAGATTGCTAAATGACGATGAAGTGTTAGCAACCATCGACAATCCCGAAGATATACTTCATCAATATTAACATAGGAGATAACTATGCCCGACGTAGAAAAAAATACAGTTGACATTGATACATCAGGTCCAGGTGCAGAAATAGAATTGCAAGATGAGACTGAATCAAATGAAAATAATATTGAGGTATCTAATGAAGAAACTGAAAACAGTGTGGAATCCAATGATTCACCTGAGAAACCTGATGAGCAGTCTGATGTTCAAGCTAGCAAATCGGAAGAAAAAAATGAAGACAAAGAGTTAGAGCAATATTCTAAAGATGTAAAAAGAAGAATTGCTAAACTTACAGGTAAATGGAGAGAAGCGGAAAGACAAAAAGAAGAAGCTTTAACTTATGCTGAGAGGATGATTATAGCAAAAAGAAAAGCAGAAGAAAAACTCTCGAAGCTTGAACCAGGATTCCTGAAGTCTACAGAAGATTCAATTGTATCTGGTATGCAAGCAGCGCAAGCTAAACTTGCTGCAGCGAGAGAAGCAAATGACCTTGCCGCAGAAGCAGAAGCTTTAACTGCAATATCAGAACTTGGTTATAAAAAAGCTAGATTTGAGGAAACTAAAGTTGCTCAAGAAGAGTATAACAAGAAACAAGAGTCAAAACCTGAAATTAACTTAAATAGACAACCTGTAGCACAAGGAACACCAGATCCTAAAGCTGAATCATGGGCAAGTAAAAATGCCTGGTTTGGTCAAGATTCTGCAATGACTTATACAGCGTTTGACTTACATAAAAAGTTAACCGAGGAAGAAGGTTATGACCCATCAAGTGACGAATATTATATGGAAATTGATAGAAGAATAAGACTTGAATTTCCGCATAAATTTGATAGAAAGAATCCTACGGAAACGACCAAGCCTGTACAGACAGTTGCTTCGGCAAAAAGAACTACGAAAACTGGTCGCAAAACTGTAATACTCACACCTTCACAGGTAGCAATTGCTAAAAAATTAGGTGTGCCACTTGAAGAATATGCGAAACAATTAAATATCACGAAGGAGGTATAAGCATATGAGTAATGAAAATGAAAAAAGAGCCTCGCGTGCGAGCCAAACTAGAGAAAAAGAAACTCGAAAAAAAGTTTGGACTCCACCATCAAGTTTAGATGCACCCCCTGCGCCAATGGGATTTAAACACAGATGGATAAGAGCTGAAAGCTTAGGATTCCAAGACACTAAGAATGTCGCTGGAAGAATAAGATCTGGATATGAATTGGTAAGATCCGATGAATATCCTGAATCAGATTATCCTGTGGTTGAAGATGGCAAATACAAGGGAGTGATCGGAGTTGGTGGCCTTGTGCTGGCAAGGGTACCTGAAGAGATCGCAAAACAAAGAACTGACTATTATGTTAAACAAGGTCAGGACAATGTTGAAGCAGTAGACAACGATCTTATGAAGGAACAGCATCCAAGTATGCCGATCAATATTGATCGACAGACTCGTGTAACCTTCGGTGGTACAAAGAAAAGTTAATTTTTTAACAATTCCAAACCATCAAAGGATAAACTAAATAAATGTCTATAAGGAGGACACAACTATGGCAAATAAAGACGCCGCTTTCGGTTTGAAAGCAATAGGAAAAGTTGGTCAGAATAGAGACAACCAAGGTTTATCCGAGTACAGCATTGCTGCAAGTTCATCTGCGATCTATCAATGGGATCCAGTGAAAACTTCAGGCGGCTACTTATTAGTAGCAGGCGCAGGCGGCAATCTGAGAGGATCACTTAACGGTGTTTTTTATACTGACGCTTCAACTAGCAAGCCAACGTGGGCTAACCACTTAGCTGCTAGTAATACAGCAACTGACATTGTTGGTTTTGTATCTGACGACCCTTACGAAAGGTTCGAGATTCAATCAGACAATACTGGTGCTTCAGCAGTAACTGATGTAGGTAAAACTGCAGATCTTGTTTACGCAGCAGGATCTTCACCTGACTATATCTCAGGAGTAGAGTTAGATGATTCTACTTTAGACACTACTGCTCAACAATTAAAAATCATGGGAATCTCTAAAGATCCAGACAATAGCGATGTAGCATCTGCTAACGTTAACTGGGTTGTAGTTATAGCTGAACATGAGCTTAAAGTAACAACTGGTACGTAATAGGAGGATAAATTATGGCGATATCACGAGGACAACTAGTTAAAGAACTAGAACCTGGCCTGAATGCCCTATTCGGCCTGGAATATAAACGTTATGAGAATCAGCATGCTGAAATCTACACAACTGAATCTTCAGACAGAGCGTTTGAAGAAGAAGTTATGTTATCAGGTTTTGCTCAAGCTCAAGTTAAACCAGAAGGAAGTGGAGTAGTTTTTGACAATGCTCAAGAAACTTTCACTGCAAGATATACACACGAAACTGTGGCTCTTGCCTTCTCAATAACTGAAGAAGCAATTGAGGACAACTTGTATGACAGACTTGCTAGTAGATATACTAAAGCATTAGCTAGATCTATGGCGAACACAAAACAAGTAAAAGCTGTTAATCCATTAATCAATGGTTTTGGTAGTTACACTTCTGGAGATGGTTCTGCATTATTTGCAACAAACCACCCAACTATTAGTGGAACTGTATCAAACACTTTGACTACTGCGGCTGACTTGAATGAAACTTCATTAGAGCAATCATTAATCGATATTGCTGCAATGACAGACGAAAGAGGTCTGAAAATTGCTGCAAGAGGTGTTAAAATGATTATCCCTTCTGAGCTTCAATTCACAGCTGAGAGATTGATGAAATCTCAAGGTAGAACTGGAACAGCTGATAATGACATCAACGCAATCGTTTCTATGGGAATGGTTCCTCAAGGTTATAGAGTGAACAATTTCTTAACTGACCCAGATGCGTTCTTCATTATCACAGACGTACCAAATGGTATGAAATACTTTGATAGAGCGTCTATCAAGACTTCTATGGAAGGTGATTTTGATACTGGTAACGTAAGATACAAAGCTAGAGAAAGATACTCTTTTGGAGTTTCTGACTACAGAGGTATCTTCGGTTCACCTGGTGCATAATAATTAAATAATTTGTGGCGGGACATAATCCCGCCACATTTGATTGATATAGTAGAAAGAATCATGACAAAATTTATTATAAAAATATACGCTTACGAATATTATTCTGAATTCCAAGTAGAATCTATAGACGACCCAATTTCTCTTGAAAAAGCTATTGTTGACAAGTTAGGAGAAAATAGTATAAATTGGGAATATGTTGGAGAAAAAATGTATGACTCCAATAAATATAGAATAACCTATGAGGAGGTTATAAATGATGCAAACACATCTAGAGGATCTATACAAACAGAAAAAAGTATTGGATCTACAATGGGAGCAGGAGCATCTTAACGAAGGGAGATATACTCTTAATATGGTTAGAATTGACCATAAAGTTAGAGAGATAATCAACCATATCAAAATGGCTGAAGCAAAAAAGGCTCATCTTGATAATAAAGTTAGTGAAGTCGCTCCTCAAGTTTCTGTAGCTACTTAATAAAAAAGCTACATCGTTGGACAAATTCCACTCCGCACTATAGGCTCTCTTGCACTCTACTAAAAAGTAGTATATAAAATACTCACTATACAAAATAAATTGATATAGACGAGTATAGTCGACGGCCTAAAGACTATATCAATGTAATTAGGAGGATATAACTATGGCAAACACTACTTTTTCTGGACCAATATTGGCTGGAAATATCAAATACACAACTGGAACTACTTTAGGTTCAGATGTAAAAAACACAGGTCAAGTTGTAATGTGTCAATCTCAAGCTGTTAATCAAACAGCAACTGGAACTTCAACTAATATTGTAATTCCTGCAAACTCACAAATCGTAGCTATTGAATTATCAGTAGATGTGGTTTGGTCTGGAGCAGCAACTACAACTGGTTTAGGTTGGGTTGGAGATGCGACTGCATTAACAGCAGCAGCTGCTGTAGCAGGTGGAACATTAGGAATAATTTCTGCAACTGCTGGAGCTGACGCAACTAGAGTTAATAACTGGGCTGATGTTGGAACTACTGACAGAAGAATTCTTTTAACTAACACTAATACAGGTGCTGGTGAAGGTTTCTTAACTGTTAGATATGTTCAAAACAATAACCTAAGTTAATAAATAATTAGTGTGGGCCTTCGGGCCCACATAAAATTTAACGGAGATTAAAATATGAAATCAGATGTAAAAGCAGTAAGAGTTACTGGAACAGGTTCTGTATTTGGAGGAAGAACAAGATTAAGAGGAATTATTCTTTCTAATTCAACAGCAGGCGCTGGGTCTATAACTTTACAAGACGGAAATTCAGTTACACAATTTATTGGTGATGCACCAGCAGGTGATGTTTTCGCTTTCAATATTCCAGAAGATGGAATTTTATTTGAAGGTGGAATGACAGTTTCTGCATTCACAAGTTTAACTGCTGCGACTATATTATTAGACAAGTAGGAGGCTAAATGGCTAATACTACTTCGGGTACAACTACATTCGATAAAACTTTTTCTATAGATGAAATTATAGAAGAAGCTTACGAACGAATTGGTATGCAAGGAGTTTCTGGTAAT